CCTGAGTAGCCCGATGTGCCCGATGTGCCACTCCAGCCACTGATGCCTGAGTACCCACTGATGCCAGATGTACCTGAGTAGCCGCTGATACCAGATGTTCCACTGTTGCCAGATGTTCCTGACCAACCAGAGACACCAGATGTTCCACTGAATCCCGAGTAGCCAGATGTACCCGATGTGCCCGAGAATCCCGAGTAGCCAGATGTGCCTGATGTGCCCGAGAATCCCGAGTAGCCAGATGTACCCGATGTGCCCAAGAATCCCGAGTAGCCAGATGTTCCACTTAAGCCCGAGTAACCAGATGTACCAGATGTTCCACTTAAGCCCGAGTAACCAGATGTACCAGATGTTCCACTGAAGCCCGAGTATCCAGAAGTGCCAGATGTACCTGAGAAGCCCGAGTATCCAGAAGTGCCTGATGTACCAGATGTTCCACTGAAGCCCGAGTAGCCAGATGTACCAGATGTTCCACTGAAGCCCGAGTAGCCAGATGTACCAGATGTACCGGAGATGCCTGACCAGCCAGATGTTCCGGAGATACCAGACCAACCAGATGTGCCACTGAGACCAGATGTTCCACTGATGCCCGACCAACCCGAGAGCCCTGAATAACCTGATGTTCCGTCAATGCCTGAGTAACCTGATGTTCCCGATTGACCTGAGTAACCCGAGGTGCCATCGATGCCTGAGTAACCACTGACACCTGAGTAGCCCGAGGTGCCTGATTGACCTGAGTAACCCGAGGTGCCTGATTGACCCGAGTAGCCAGATGCACCAGATGTTCCACTGAATCCCGAGTATCCACTGACGCCAGATGTTCCACTGAATCCCGAGTAACCAGATGTGCCCGAGAATCCAGAGTAACCAGATGTGCCTGATGTTCCACTGATTCCCGATGTACCTGACCATCCACTGACGCCCGATGTTCCTGATTCACCGCTTGTACCTGACCAACCAGAAGTTCCTGATGTACCGGAGAAGCCCGAGTAGCCACTGAGTCCTGAAGTACCTGACCATCCACTGACGCCTGACTCACCAGATGTGCCACTCCAACCGCTGATACCTGAGTATCCACTGATTCCCGAGTAACCACTGACGCCTGACTCACCAGAGGTGCCACTCCAACCGCTGATACCTGAGTATCCACTAATACCGGATGTTCCGCTAAACCCCGAGTAACCACTGATACCAGATGTACCTGACCAACCAGAGATTCCTGAATAGCCACTGATGCCTGATGTGCCGGACCAACCAGAAGTTCCTGATTCACCTGAAGTACCTGACCAACCAGAGATTCCTGAATAGCCACTGATGCCTGATGTTCCTGACCAACCTGATTCACCTGAAGTACCTGACCAACCGGATAACCCTGAGTATCCGCTGATGCCAGATGTACCACTGAACCCTGAGTAGCCACTGATGCCCGATTCTCCTGAAGTACCCGACCATCCACTGAATCCCGAGTAGCCACTGATGCCTGAGTAACCACTGACACCCGAGTAGCCACTGATGCCTGATGTGCCGGACCAACCAGAAGTTCCTGATTCGCCGCTTGTACCCGACCATCCACTGATGCCCGAGTATCCTGATGTGCTTGCTCCCGAAACACCACTTATTCCCGAGTAACCACTTTCACCTGATGTGCCTGACCATCCACTTATACCGCTTGTACCGGACCAGCCGGATATTCCTGACTCTCCTGATGTGCCGGACCAACCGCTTATTCCTGAGTATCCAGATGTACCTTGTATAGGACCAACATCTGTCCAATTATTTGCGCCGTCAGATACAGCACCATCACCAGCATCAAATCCGCCGCCGGCGTGTGTTACGACATATAGATCACCTGCTGCTGCGCCGAGAGGCAAGAATGAGTAATCGTATACTGCACCCTTAAGAGCAACTGAGTCCCCAGAATGTCCTGATGTACCTGACCAGCCACTGACGCCTGACCAGCCACTGACGCCCGACGTTCCACTGAATCCCGAGTAGCCACTGATGCCTGATGTTCCAGACCAACCAGAAGTTCCTGATTCACCAGATGTGCCGGACCAGCCACTGACGCCTGAGTATCCACTGATGCCTGAAGTACCTGACCATCCAGAAGTTCCTGATTCACCTGATGTGCCGGACCAACCTGATACACCTGAGTATCCACTGATGCCTGAAGTACCTGACCAACCAGAAGTTCCTGATGTGCCTGATGTGCCGGACCAACCAGAAGTTCCTGATTCACCAGATGTGCCGGACCAGCCACTGACGCCTGAGTAGCCACTGATGCCTGAAGTACCTGACCAACCAGAAGTTCCTGATTCACCAGATGTGCCGGACCATCCACTGATGCCTGAGTATCCACTGATGCCTGAGTATCCACTGATGCCTGAGGTGCCTGATTCACCAGATGTGCCGGACCAACCAGAAGTACCTGACTCACCTGAAGTACCTGACCAACCAGAGATTCCTGAATATCCGCTGATACCAGATGTTCCTGACCAGCCACTTATTCCTGATGTGCCTGATGTGCCGGACCAACCAGAAGTTCCTGATTCACCTGAAGTACCTGACCAACCAGAAGTTCCTGAATAGCCACTGATGCCTGATGTTCCTGACCAACCAGAAGTTCCTGATTCACCAGAAGTACCTGACCATCCACTGACGCCCGAGTAGCCACTAATGCCTGAAGTACCTGAGTATCCACTGATGCCTGATGTGCCGGACCAACCAGAATTACCTGACTCACCTGAAGTACCTGACCAACCAGAGATTCCTGAATATCCGCTGATACCAGATGTTCCTGACCAGCCACTTATTCCTGATGTGCCTGATGTGCCGGACCAACCAGAAGTTCCTGATTCACCTGAAGTACCTGACCAGCCACTGACGCCTGAGTATCCACTTATTCCTGATGTGCCTGATGTTCCTGACCAACCAGAAGTACCTGACTCACCTGAAGTACCTGACCAGCCAGAGATTCCTGAGTATCCACTGATGCCTGAATTACCTGAGTAGCCACTGATGCCTGATGTGCCTGATGTGCCGGACCAACCAGAAGTTCCTGATTCACCTGAAGTACCTGACCAACCAGAGATTCCTGAATATCCGCTGATGCCTGAAGTACCTGAGTAGCCACTGATGCCTGATGTGCCGGACCAACCAGAAGTTCCTGATTCACCAGATGTGCCCGACCAGCCACTGACGCCTGAGTATCCACTAATGCCTGATGTGCCGGACCAACCAGAAGTTCCTGATTCACCAGATGTGCCTGACCAACCAGAAGTTCCAGACCATCCACTGACACCCGAGTATCCACTGATGCCTGAATTACCCGAGTAGCCACTGATGCCTGATGTGCCTGATTCACCTGAAGTACCTGACCATCCACTGATGCCTGATGTGCCGGACCAACCAGAAGTTCCTGATTCACCAGATGTGCCTGACCAACCAGAAGTTCCAGACCATCCACTGATGCCCGATGTTCCACTGACACCTGAGTATCCACTGATGCCTGATGTGCCTGATTCACCAGATGTGCCGGACCAACCAGAAGTTCCTGATTCGCCGCTTGTCCCAGACCATCCACTGATGCCTGATGTACCAGAGAAGCCGGATGTTCCTGACCAACCAGAGATTCCCGAGTAGCCACTGATGCCAGATGTACCTGACCATCCACTGATGCCAGATGTACCTGACCAACCCGAAGTACCTGATTCGCCCGAAGTACCTGAATAGCCACTGATGCCTGACCAACCTGAAGTACCTGAAGTACCTGACCAACCAGAAGTTCCTGATTCACCGCTTGTACCTGACCAACCTGAAGTACCTGAAGTACCTGACCAACCAGAAGTTCCTGATTCACCGCTTGTACCTGACCAACCAGAAGTTCCTGATTCGCCTGAGTATCCAGATGTTCCTGATTCACCGCTTGTACCCGAGTATCCAGAAGTTCCTGATTCGCCTGAGTATCCAGAAGTTCCTGCTGCGCCCGTCACCCAGGCGAGATTACCTGAGCCATCTGTTCCTAAAACATTAGTCGCGGATCCACCTGCTATATGAATATTTGACAGCGATCCTAGATTTACGTTAGGTGATGTGTCAAAGTTTACGTTACCTACGATGTTACCAGTAGATAGTGTTGGAACAGCCAATGTTCCTGTGATATTATTATAGGAGAAACCAACAGAGGCGCCGAATTCACCGGCGTCATTATATTGTACTTGTGTATTGCTTCCACCAGGTGTGCCGTTACCGCCACCACCACCACCAGTTGTCCAGGCTAAGTTGCCGGCACCATCTGTTTGGAGAACTTGTCCGTTTGTACCACCGGCGATATGGACGTTTGCAATGTTGCCGAGGTTAGCATCTGATGTTACAGTAAGATTCGCAACATTCGCCGTGTCAGTTATGACATGACCATTGGCATCAACGACTTCAACAGCAGGTATACCAACTGAAAACCCACCGATTGAATTGAATGATTCTGCTGCCATAATTTATTCCCTATACTTTATTTATCATTGTTTTTATTTTCGGTATCTGAAACGCACAGAATAAAACACCCGAGTGTGCTTTTATAAATAGTATATGCTCAGAAAACAACCGACACGGCCGCTATGCATGAACTGTAATCAAGTGCCTGCTAAACCAAATGGCATCAGCAAACTTGGATTCAAAAAGTGGCACCGATATTGTGTTGATTGTGCGAAGGCGACATACAATCCGCTGTTCGGTTATCTTCTTTCAAAGAAAAACAAATGCGAGAAATGTGGATTTGAAGCCAAAGACAAATGCCAATTGGACCTGATAAAGAAGGTGACAATGTGCGCTAACTGTAGTAGGCTTCACAGAAAAAACCAAAGAAAAAAGTCAGTGCTGGATATCACCACTGACTCTGAAGTTGGCATAAGTTAAAAAAAAGCAGACCGAAGTCTGCCAAACTTCCCATCCCAAGGGTTATTTCTTCAGCGGAGCATTATCTGCCGCTCTTTGTTCTTTGTTTGTTTCGTTCAATTTACGTAGGTATCTCTGATAAAGTGCCTCATCTTCCGGAGATAACTTACCTTTTTGTGCCTGCTTCTTCATATCAAGTTTGAATACTTCATCCTCTGTTCGTTCAAGTTTTAAAGAACGAATCTGTGTTTCCATTGAGCGTTGCATCACTTGAACATCCGCTGCTGATGCGTAGTGAGAGTCGATTGCCCAGAATCCACCAAGAATAGCAACTATTCCAGCGGCAGTTGAACCTAACTTAGCAAAACTGAATCCGGTTTTTTCTTCTGGCATACGCTCTCCTTTATTCTATTTATTCTAGGCATGAAAAAAGGGCACCGAAGTGCCCTTTGTGGTTACATCCAATTTTATTGGAATGTAAGATTTGAAACCGCAATTTCCCCAACATAGTCAGCCGCGTTACCGAAGCTGGATGCAGTGTTAGTAAGCTCGATGTAACCGTAACGGGTCATAAATGACACGACTGGTTCGAACGTAGCCGGATCCAGCACAACACCACTGCTCATCAACGGAATGTAAGGGCAATAGAATGCCGCTGCATCTGTTTCACTAGAACCCTTATAACCAACTAGCACTGGCGTGCTATCTGGTGCATACGAGTCCACGAACACGCGCATTGCGCCGTTTAGTGTACCGACAAACTTGGTGTTTGTAGGTGCTTCGAATGTGCCTTCTGTAGTACGAGCAAACGCAGAAGTTGTAGCCGATTGCAACACGGTTAGTGCAGCAGACGAAACAACAGCCCAGTTACCAGCGCCACGACGAGTGCGTTGAGCAATCAAGTTAGCAACACGGTTAATAAGAACAGCCAAAGCAGCATGTTCGTCACCAACGTATGTAGCGGTACCAGAAACGGTAGCCTGATTGTATGTGTACTCAGTTGAAGCAAGAGTACGAAGTGACAGAAGAATTTCTTGGTCAATTTCAGCGGTAATTTCTTGCGCTAATGCTGCCATGATTTCTGCTTCCACATCGATACCGTGTTGGCTTTGAGCATCTTGCGCTGCTTCAAATGTCCAACGTGCTTGCAACTTACGTGACTTGGCTTCAACAGCCTGACGTAGAATTTGCACAGAGATTTGCTTACCACCATTGCCTTCAAGGGCAGCAGTATTAGCACCAGTGTACTGATCGGTAGTCGTAGCAGCATTTGGCACACGTGAATACGCCTGAGCGATCATGAATGGGCTTAATGCTTCTTGACCAGCAGTAACTGGAGTTGCAGCAGCACTGGTATCACCCAATGACTGAGCATAACGAACACGCAGAGTGTGAATCTGACCAACTGGTCCTGTCATTGGCTGAACGCCCACCAATTCGTTAGCAATAACGGTTGGCATGACACGACGAATCACCGGTAGAATCACACGGTTTAACGTGGCGATGTTACCAGCAGTAGTTGTACCTACTGTAGATTCAGCAAGTAGCTGTTTCTTGGTGTTTTCTAAAATAACACCCATTGTTGAACGACGAGTTCCTTTTAAACCTTCTAACAGGGCTTCTTTGGTCTCATTCCAACGGCCTTCTAAGAGTACTTTTGACATGTATTTTCTCCTTTTATGTCTATTTTATAGCCCTGCCAAGCGTTTGATATCGATAACGTTATCACGTTGTTCCATATCAATTGGTGCTTGTTTAGCAGCTTTATCCCCGGTCACTTCCTTAACTGTTTCTCTAAGCGCAGTCTTTCCAGACTTCACAGAACCAGTGTTAAGAACTGATGGTAGATACTTGTCGAAAGATGTTTGTAACTTTACAGTCTGAACACTTTCTAGTAAGTCCTTCATTACTACTTGCTTTTCCGCTGTTAGCGTACCTAGCAATTTCGTCATAACTTCCTTGCGGCTGTTAGACTCTTTAATGACACGAACTTCACGTTCCTTACTTTCCACAAGAAGTTTTGCCTTCTTGGTTAGTTCGATAGATTCAGCCAGCTTCTTGTCTTTCTGTGCTAACTGGGCAACAAGTTTACGAGTTTCCGCTTTCTCATTTAAATGAGTCACAGAAAATTCACTTGCAAACGCCTCGAACAGACGACGACCAAAACTATTTTCTCTTGCAGTCTTGATGTCCTCTCGTAATTGTCCTAATTCACCCTTGAGTTGGCTAGTTACGGCTTCGTTAATTCTCTTAGCAGATTCGGTCACGAAACGTGCCTTCAGTGCTTCAAGTTGTTTACGGCCTTCAGCAACTAATTTGACCTTTGCTTCAACAACAGCCTGTTTGTCCTGGGCGAATTCTTTAATTTCGCGGGCAAGAGCATGAACAATGAATTGCTCAAGTTTTTGCTGACTTTCGTTTTGTTGTTTACGGTCTGAACGAACTTCTTTGATTTCTTCGGATAGTTTAGTAACCATAAAATCATTGAAGCGTGTTGCAGTCTCACGCAATTTTTGTTGTGCTTTCACACGGTCTTCGTTCATTGCTTGTCGTTCCACTTGAAATTCTTCAATCTCAGCAGTCAGACCAGATGTAACCATCTTATCAAGGGACTCTACCAACACACCACGATCATGCTCGTAGCGTTGCGCGAACTCCTCACGAAGTTCAGCACGTACCTGCTCCTTGGCCTCGACCAACTTAGATTCCCATGCTTCGTTAATAGCTTGGGAGACATCTTCGTTGATTAGTCCGCCGTCAAGTAATGGTTGTAATGCTTTATCAATCATTAACTTCCCCTTTATAGTTTGAGGTCTCTAATCAGACGAACCACTTCGTCCTTTAGATACTTCTGTACTTTTTTGTTGTCTTGAGCCTCTTTAGCAATCATCAAGGTTTTATGACCATATTTCATGTTCATCATACCTTCATAAATTGCCTTAGGATAAGCGTTTGGTGCGCTTGGCTGGGCAACAACATCAACAGTGATTATTTCAAAATCACTGACACGGCCATCAGCTTCGTTAACGTTTCCGCTACCTCTGCTTGATACACCTAGTTTGACACCAGACTCTAACATGGTAGTTACTAACATACCCATTGGAGTTGGTAGAATTTTAAGCTTTCCGAAACCATTCGCGCCGTCCATCCACATTTGAGTAATCATATGGGATACACGATCAAGATTGATTTTCAGATCGTCCGGGTGATCGACTT